TGACCTCCCAGTTGATGACGGTCACAAGGCCGTAGGCACGGTCAGGCAGGTCGGCATGACACTGCGTGCGCAGTTCGGCCAGCGACGAGTAGTCGAGCTTGACACCATGCTTGGTCAGCACGACTGCCTTGATTTTATCATAGTCAATCTCGCAGACTGACTTGCCGGTGAAAAACGAATTTCCGGAGCATTTTCTGATTCTGGACATTTTTTATCTGCATTTTGGATTGTTAACCGTTAATTCCAACGAGCGGATGTCGATTGCGTCAATCGGCTCGCTTACTTCTTGGCCGCTCGGCGTGATCGCGCCGTAACGGCCGTAGTCGAAGTTCTTGCTCATCGTATGGGGAACAAACTCGGTCTCGCCATAACCCCAGTCGAAACGGGGGTCAGCCAACAATACTTCTATCAACTTTTCGTAGATAGGCAACAATACGCGCTTGAACGAGGTCTCCATACGCTTCTCATTAGACCACTCCTTCGTCGATGAACAGGCGATGATGAGGTTGATTTTCGTCTTGTACTGGTAGTCGCCGCTGTCAACGGTCACCACATTCGGGGTCTGCAAGGCTATCAAGGGGAACTTCACCGGCATGGCGGCGGCACCCTTTGAACGCACGTCAAGCATATCCTTGACGTACTGCGCAGAACCGAAAAGGTAGTTCACGTCAACACCGACTATGTCCTCGGTGGTGCCGTCGGGCTTGGTCTTGGTGATGGTCACTGCCTGACCCACCGCCTTGACAATACTTGCGAAAATATCCTCTATCTGGTCCATCATAGGTTGTACTGGTTAATGGGAGTTATCATCTCGACATGATAGAACACGTCATAGTCGCTCGTCTCTGCCCACTCAACGAATTGTCTGTTGAGCTGCACCATGTCGTTCCACACCTTCACCATGCGCTGGCGAGGCGGCTGGTTCTCGTTGGCGGACTTCATCTTCATCAGACCGGTGATGGTCATCTGCTGGTTGATGTCGCCGACCAACTTGAAATAGACATAGTGGGCAAACGAGGGGCGCAGTTGCTCGCACAGCGTCTCGGCACGCTCGTCGGTGTAGTCCTCGTCCTCTTCCCTCGCTGCGAGGTAGGCGGTCACATCGGCTGCCAAGTCCTTGCCGACCATCTTCAACAGGAACTCGCCCTGGTAACGCTCAATGTATGCGACAATGGTCTGCTGCACGGCAAAGGCGTTGTTGTCGAGGTCGTCAATGGGGCGTGCGTTCTCTATCTGCAACGGCCCAACGTAGAAAAATGAGCAATCTATGAGGTTCATGGGTCGATCTTACTTTTTGCCTTTCTTGGCGGGTTTCTTCTCATCAGCAGGGGCAACGTCCTTGGTGTCGGACACCTCGGTCTCTGACTCTGCCTTCTCGGCCTCAGCGGGCACTTCCTTGGTGTCCTCTATGGAAACCTCTTTTGTGTCCTCTACAGGCTCTTCGGGAGCTTCCTCTGCAGCGGTCTCATCAGCGGGCTGTCCCTCAGCGGGCACTTCGGTTGTGTCCTCTTCGGCTTCCTCCACTGGAGCCTCCTCTACAGGTTCCTCCACCTCATCGGCAACGGGGGTGATTTTCACCATCCCCATTGCGATGCGGTAGCGGTTCTCCTGAAGCACCACGTCAGCCTGCGGACCTTCCAGGATATACTTCATGGTTAGGCGGGCTTGGTGATGGCGGTCTTCAAAGCGGCAAGGCTGCCGTAAGCGAAGGCCCAGGGGTTGTAAATCGGGAAGATGATCTCTTCCTGGGCGATGAGGTGAACAGAGTTGGTCAGCTTGTCCTCCACGTCCTCAGCCCACTCAAGGTTGAGGTTCGTGTAGTCCACGATGGAGCAACCGTTCACGGAGAAGTCACCAATCAGGTACATGCCGACGGGAACACCGTCGTACTCCACGATGGGACGGCCAGCGATGGTCTTCACACCGCCGTTCATCTGCACAAGACCCAGGTTGCGGCCAGTGGTGTCCTTCTCGCACTCGATGGCGTTAACCGTAAGCGGGTTGAGCACGATGGCGTTGGGGGCATACTGGGCGTAAGTCATCACGGCGAAAGCGGTCTTGATGACGTCGAGGCTGTTGGGCAGGGTCACGCTCTGGTAAGCGGCACTCTTGACGGTGAAGGTGATGGCACCGCAGTGGGCGGCGGTCTCGGTCGTCACGGCGGTGGTGGCACCGATACCACGCACGATGATCTGACGGTCGTTGACCTTGATGACATCGTGGGTGCCGTTCAGCGAAGCGTTGTCGGTTGCACCGGCAAACGTGATCTTCATTCCGTCCAGGATGAGGGGCTGGGCATTGGTGAACTCTACCAGCGCGTCAACACCATCGTTGTAGGGCTCGCAGCTCTTCACGGCACCAGCGGCACCAGTGACGATGGGACCATTGACGATGGTCTCAACGGGAACGACGCCGTTCTTGTTGGCGATACCGTCCAGGTTCTCGCCATTACCGTCACCGAACAAGATGCCGGCATCCTCAGCACGGAGGACTGCATCGGGCAGGGTGGCCAGGATGTAGCTGCGTACATAGACGCGGCTTTTGAGCATGCGCTTGGAGATGTGGACGAAAGTACCAAGGCGCTTGGTGCTTACGCTGTTCTCCTTCACCTGGAACGAGCTCTCGGCGAGACGGCCGTTCTCAGTGTGGTAGCGTGCATTGCGGTCGAGATTGGTGATCTCTGCGAACGTCAACTGGGGGAAGTTGGGATCGCCGGTGAGCACCGTAATCACATCACGCATGTGCAGACGGCGGTTGTTGTAGGGAGAAACGACGTTGGGCAGCTGGCGGCTGATGAGGATGTCGCCAGTGTAGTCGTCGGTCATCGAAACGATGTCCTTCATCTTGAAACCACCGAATACACCGCTCTTGCGGGTATGGCCCTCGGCGAACTCCTTGAACTTCTCGCTGTCGAACATCTCGTTCAACATCTCGTCAAACTTGTTGACGCGGTCCATGGCACCGTTCTCCTTGGCCTTCTGGATGCTATCCATGGCACCCTTGAGCATGTCGCGCAACTCCTCGTTGTCCTTAACTACTTGAGCGAACTTTTCGGCATTGTAGCCCTTCAGCTGCTCGTTGATACTCTCAAACTGAGCTCTCATGTCCTCGGCGGTGATGGCACCCTCCATTGCCTTGTTGACAACATCGCACATCGCCCCAAGAATATTCTCCATGAAACTCTTCTGCTCGGCATCCTTGATGTTCTCAAGGTTGTAGCCGAAGTCCGATTTGGTTACCTTAAAGGCCATAAAATTAAAATTTTAGTGGTTAATGTTTCTCGATAGCAGCATTGAGGCTTCCGAAGAAAGTGCCGTTGGCGGCTTTCTCCTCCTGCTCCTCTTCCTCGTCACGAGTGTCTTCTGACGGCTCGTCCTCGGTCTTCTCGGCAACAGAAGTTTCCTGCCCAAGCGTGACGCTCGAATTGTAAACTCTCGAATAGCAGTTAGGACAGTAGGCGAACTCGGCGAGGTCCTCAAGGGACTTCTGCACCATCTGCTCGTCAATCTTTCCGTCCATCTTGCTCAACACAGGATCGAGAATGGCAAGCACGGCAGCGCGGATTTCGGGCTTCAGCTTGCTCATCTCCTCACGGACGATGCCGTCGGTAATCCAGCGCAGGTAACTGTTGGCGCAATCCAACACTTGCTGCGACAGGGTGTGCCGCTCTGCCTCGTCCCACACAAACTGCTCCCCACAATGGGGGCAGGTCACTACGACTGCGCCCTCAAGCGCTTTGGTTAGCATGTCAAGTCTCATCTCGTATTGTTTTAAGCGTTCGTCCGTGTAACGCATCTGCAATGCGCGGCGGATGAACTCGATGTTTGCCCGAACGGTTGTCGGGTCGTCCTGCTTAATACCTACGAGGAACGTCTGTGGGTTGCTGCCCCATGAGGTCAGCGTCGAGTATTCCCACATCTTCCACTCGAGAACCTTGCGCTTGTCTTCGGGGTCGCGCTTGATGGCCTGAACACCGATTGAGTGCTCCAGCGTGCGACCGGCGGCGGCATACAGCTTGTAGTCTTCCAGCGTGTCGCGCCCAATCTGCTTGGCGAGGTTGAGCTGACCCACCATAACGAGGTTCCCGTCACGCTCCTCACCCTCAAGGGGCACACCGAGCAACTGCGTCGTGTCGTGGTTCAGAAACCACTTCATGCGTGCGATGTTCTCCTTGAGCGTCTTGTTGAACGAGCCCGGCATTGAGATGTCATTCTGGGAGTCAACAATGCCGATGCCGTTGACGGCTACCGTGACGATACCTCTCGTCTCGTCCAAATCATTCGCCTTCGTCTTGTACAAAAGCCTCTGATATTTCTCCTTCATCTTCTTGTTGGGGTTTGGGGTTGGTAAATGATTTCACTCTCTCTATGTCTTCGGGTGTCATATCACTCACGAGCTTGTCGTAGAGTGGGTCTTCCACCCGTTCGTATCCTTGTTGAGCCCGCCAGTCGTTGAGCGTGATCAACGCACTCTCGAACTCAATCTTGCAGCGGTCACTGATGAGGCGGTTCACTTCCTGCTCCTCCTTCTTGCCCGTCTGCAGGCAGTCCAAGTCGCTGAAGTCAGCGTCGAGGTACAGCCCGTCCTGGTCAAGGCCGAGGAAGTGGGTGAACTCCTGACAGAACCGCTGGACCAGCGGAATGATAACCGACGAGTACACCGCTTTCTCGGCGTTCGCCTGGTTGGCATACGTTGACTGGTCTTTGCGAGGGATCAACACGGGCGGAATGCCGTATATGCCGGCGATTATCACCGCGTCGGCAAGCGTTTCATCGAACGGCTGGAGGTCGGTAATCGAAAGGTTGGTGCGGATGAACGACATCTTCACGTCACTGATGCCGTAAGGGTACTTCCCCTCGCCGAAACCGTACATCTTGTCGGCCTCTTCGAGTACCTGTTTCTTCTCTTCCTTTGTCAAGGCACGAGAACCCATATCGTCGCTCATCTCACTCACCAGCCAACCGAGACCGCCCTGCTTGACGTAGATGACGTTCCTCGCCTCATACACTGCGATGAGGTTGCTGATGGCTTTCAACACGGACAGCAGGCGGCTCTTGGCTTTCAGCGGGTCGCCGTTGTAGAACCCGAACGTGTCGTCCACGTCGTGGAACACGCATTGCGGAGCGATGGCACGGCGAGTGAACGTGCCGTAGTCGTGGTAATAGCACTGCACCACGTCCTCCACATCGCTCACGCCGTAGATGTCGCCCATCTGTCGCTTGTACTCGATGGTCACATACGGCTCCTCCAGCGTCACATAGCGGTCGCACCACTTGTAGAGCGTCTTGGCGCCGGCGAACGCGTCGCTCATGGCGGCTTTTATGTAGGAGTTGCCGGTGACAAGCTTGTAGGCGAAATGCTTCCACAACGTGCGGTACCACGTCTCAAAAGCGTTGGGCTTGACGAGCATTCGGTTGATGGTGTCGTTGTTCCACACCACGGTGTCGTCCTTGAACCGCTTGAGCAGGTACTTGGCACCTGCCGCACGGCTGGCGAGATAGTTCACCGGCCAAAAGACTTCGGGAACGGTGTTGAACAGTGTGACGAAGTTTGCGTTCGCCACATACGGCGTGGCTACAATCTCACGCATCAGCTGCGCTCGCCGTGAGGTGATGTCGCTGCTGGCGTTAACCGTTTGCCCGCCCTCTACCGGGGTCGCGCTCTTGGTGATGAAACCTAATGTCTTGAGCAATCCCATGTGCCTGTTATCGTGTTGAACAAGGCAAAAGTACCTACAAAAAAAGCCGCTTTCCCAGAACCCGAAATTCTTGAAAAGCGACCCGAGGCGATTTTTCGCCCTTTGGATTTACCTTGCAAATAGCAAAGTGTTGATTTACACCATTATAGCAAATTTTTGGAATTGCAGAGAAAAATCACTCTCGCATTATACGTCCTTTTGCAGGTTGTAATCACCCTTGCCGACGATTGCCAGCGCGGCGGTGATGGCAGGGAGAATGCACTTGAAATTCACTTTGAGCAACTTGTCGAGACGGCGGCAGCATACGTGGACACCCAGGCGGTTGTCGGTGTAGAGGTAAATCATCTTTTTCCATACACCCCAAAGTCGGTTGTCCTTGACCACAACTTCATCGCCGTAGTGGATTTGCACGCCCTTGCTGACGGCTCCGTAGCGCTTGAACTGGTTCCAAAAGTACTTGTAGTCGAATTGGTCGCTCACCTCAGTCTCGTTGTCGTCCTCATCGTAGTGGAAGATGACTACGTCCTCGATGCTCTTAAGGGCACCGGCCTCGAAGTGATACGCGTACTCAGTACCGAAAGCATGGTCGAAGCTGTCATCAATGAACTCGACTTCGAAGGTGGCGCGGACAGAGACCATGAAGTCGCCGATTTCAATCTCATCCATGTCACAGCAGCTGTCGTCCTCATTCTCGGGCTCGAAGCAGTAGTCCATAATCTTGTCGTAGAGTTGCTGATAGAAGTCAGCAGGGAGGGTGATGTTCGTTTTCATATCGCAAATGAATTAAATGTTTGACTTATAGTTGTTTATAATATGATATGCAATTTTTGTACCCAAAAGGCCTTTTTGAACCTGTGTCAAGTCGCCTTAACCTTTGCTAACTCATTGAAAATCATCCGTGCTTACACACCGCGAATGATGATGCGTGCCAACCCCGAAAGCACAGCTGATGCCGCCGTCTGGTCGGCAGGCGACTGGTCGTTGTAATCAAGCACGTCGCCCATGAACGCGGCATACTCAGGCTCACTCATCTTCTCGGGGTCGAGGTGGACATGGGCACGCACCCAGTCGCTCATCGCCGAGATACGCACGCGGTGGTCGCTGCCGAGTTTCAGTACATTCACCTGTGGCAGGTCCTTGCGCAGGTCGCGCACCATCGGGAAGTAGGCTTGCTGGCACTCCACCACAAACATCGTGGCGGTGAACGAGCGTATCCACCCGGCCATTTCCTCGTTACCCTTGACCGGGCGCAAACATACATCGGTGAGGTGCCAGCGGTCGGCGATGCGTGCGAGACGTGCCAAAGCGAAACGGCCACCGAACGACGGCAGCACATACACGATTGCCTGCTCGTAGTCGTACTCGGTGGCAGGGTTGAAGAACTTGAACTCGCCCTCGCTGTAGATCGAGCGTTTGCGCCCCATGCTGAACTCCGTGTACTGGGCACGCAACAAGTCGTGCACGGCGTAACGCAGCGTGTCGCTCACATGGCCGTGTGCCTCATACTTCTGCTTGGTCACTGGGTTGGTCACCTTCTGCTTGGCGATTGCGCCGTTCTCGTCCTTCTGCACCGCCTGGTAGTCGTCAATAGACGTGGTGCAGTCGTTGTCGATGCGGATAGCCACACCCGGCACACGACCATCCCACACGGCATTGATGAACTCGCCGGTGGTCGCCACGGCAGGGTTCTTGTTGCCGATGCAGTCCTCCACCTCAAAGCCCTCATGCTCCAGTTCGTCAATGACGAGGTCGAAGAACGAGCGGTTGTTCTCGTCAATGGTGTTCGCCGCCTTGCCTGACGCGTCGCCATGCAGATAGACCTTGCCAGTGTAGTTGTATTCCCGAAGTTTCGCGGCTATCACCTTTGCGGCCTTGCGAGCCGAGTTGTTCGGACTCTCTATCGGCAGCTCATCAAACTGCGTAACTTGCTGAACATCGTCGGGCTTATACTCTTTTTGGAAGAACGTGGCGGTGACATACGGAAGCACGTTGGAGTCCATGCTGATGTGGATGGGCAGGTCGGGGTTGAATGGAAATTTGCCGCACACCACACCACGGTTGAACGAGGGGAAGAACTCCGCTCCTGTGCGGATGTGTCCCCACTCGCCGAGCGCATAGACTTGGTAGTAGTCGGGGTCGTTGATGCGGTCGTTCTCGAAGTTGGCTATCGCCTGGTAGTCGTAGTAGCCGTACTTGCCATCTGGCGAACCCACCACCCAAAAGTTGTTGAGGTAGGTGGACTGGATGACGATTGTGTCTGGCGCATGGCGGTCATACTCGCCGGTGTTGGGGTTGAGGATTAGTTTCTCGCTGTTCATCCGCACCGACTTCACGGCGCATAATTCTGGCGGCAGTGTCTCACCTCCAACGGTCAGCGACATGGGAATTTCGTGCCATTCCTCCCTATCGAACCATCTTTTCTTGATCCAGTGTTCCTCGCTGATAGGGTTGAAGGCTGCAACAATCTGCTGCCCCTCCTGGCCACGCAGACGCAGGCGGATTTGCTTGAAGTCGGTTTCATCGTACTCGCTTAACTCGTCAAGGAATACTCGCTTGTACTGGCTGATACCCTTGATTTTCTCGGGATCGTCAAGACCGCTGAAATCAATCTTGCCACCGTTGTTGAACACGATGCTGTTCTGCTTGAAGCGGCAGCACTCCGCCAATCCATCTATGCCATTGATGGCTGCTTTGAAGTCGGCATAAATTGTTTTCTCAATGCTTGCGCCAACCTTACGCATGACAAGCATGCTGCATTCCTCGTAGTAGGCGAGTATGGCGAAGAACTGAGCCACCGAGAACGATTTGCCGGAGGATGAACCACCATAAAGCACGATGAAGCGCACGCTCGGATCGAGTGTGTACTTCCATAGCCAAAAAGCGTTCGGCGAGAACAATTCACGGTCAATGCGCATCAGTCTTTCTTTGGTGCGAGCAATAGGTCGCCTTTTTCTTGCGGCAACTCGTGGCGGATTGTCTCCACATACTCTCCAATGACCTCAAGCATCAACTTGATGGCATTTGGGTCGGCCTTGCCCATGCAGCGGTTGATGAAGCCGAGGGCAATCATCAGCCGTGGGGTCACATTCTCGGCAATCTCCGCTGGATAGCCGAGGTTGATTATACGCTGCCGCACCTTGTCGGGCTCCAGCTGCACGTCGAGGAGCGAAACAAGGGTTTCCTTCATGGTGCGTTTCTCGGCTTGCACTTGGTTGGATTTGGCAGCACCTTTGCGTGCTATCTCCCGTTGTGTTTCCGTTGCGTTTCGAGCAAATCTGCCCTTGTTGTCACGGAACTGCTTGCTCTGCTTAGGACTTTTATTCGCCATCACGCCACCTCCTTTCTCACGCTGCTGGTTTGCACCATGTACCACGTCTCGTAACCGTCGGCATCAACCTGCACGATGTAGCTGATGCCGTCCTCCACTTCGAGGCGGCCTGTGACCTCTCGCCCCGATGGGGTTGTTCCTATGTAGTTCATGTCTCTTTCAAAAAAAAGACCGCTGGCTCCACGATGAAACGCAGACACCAGCGGTCGCGTCAAACATTTATGTCATCTCGGCTGAGATGGTTCCGAAAACACCTGTGAGAGACCTTGCTCGATGTTTCGGTACGGCAAAGGTACGGTGAAAATCGCCTCGTTTACCGATTGCTCGAAATTGTCGAGGGGCCGCAACTCGTCCGTGTAGTCAAGGTTGAGGGGCTTGTACTTGGCCACCTCGTCACAGAACTCACGCACGGTGTTGCCCACAGGGTTCACCGCATTCACCAGTTGCCGGTTGCAGGCAAAAGCGTAGATTAACGCCTCTACCGCGTCACCGATGTAGGTGAAGTGGCGCACGTTGCGTCCGCCGTTGTAAATCGTGCAGGTCTCTTGGTTAAGCAAGTTGTACAGCAGAGTTCCCTCTCGTGGTTCGGGACCATACACGTTGTGAAGGCGGACGCCGGTTGCTCTCGGGCAGTAGGCTTTCGCGAACTGCTCGTTGAAGTGCTTCGTCATGCCGTACATCGAGGTCGTGTTGCAGGCGTTGGCGGTGCTGCTGGACGCATAGACCAGTTTCACCCCGTAGCGGCGGCAAGCGGTGGCCACCACCATGAACGCGTGCACGTTCTCTCGCTCGATGTCGTCGAGGCGGTCGTTGAACACGCTCGTCTCGGCGGCAAGATGAAATACCACGTCAATGCCGCCGTCAGCCAACAGTGGCTCGATGCGGGCGGCGTCACCGCCAATCTTCGTGTCGATGTGAATGACCTCGAAGTGCGGTGCCAGTCGGCGGCAGAGGACTTGACCGATGAAGCCCTCGCTGCCGGTTACTATTGCTCTCAATGTCGCAGGTAGTGCTGCCGTCTAAGAGTGATACGTCAAGGCACAAGATTGTCGAACAGCCCGGGAAGCCTCGGTTGCAGGGCTTCGTGTTCCTCGTGGAAGAACTCGGCTTTCGTCTTGCCCATCTTGCGGCCTTTCTTTAACCCTAATCCATTCCATTTTTTGACAAATTAAAGATACTTAAACGTGTAACCTCTATGGCTCTTTTTCTCGCCTCGCAAAACTTGGCTGATATTCTGCACCCTCAACCCCATAACCTTTGCGGCATCGGCAAGGCTCTCAAACCTCCCCACCTCTTGCCCGTCTTTCAGCACGGCAATAGCACGGGGCGGATTGACCGACCCTTTCAGCAAGCCAGTACGGACTGCATGGGAACGGTTGCCCGATTGCGTGATGATTTCAAGATTGGTGACGTGGTTGTTTGTCTTGCACCCGTCTTTGTGGTTTACCACCATTCCTTGCGGCAATTCGCCAATGAAGGCAGCAGCCACAAGGCGGTGAATGTAATTGGTAGTCGGTTTGCCTTTCTTCCAAAGCACCACCGACGGGTAGCCGATTTTCAAAATAACTGGGGTTAGCAGGTGGGCATAAGCCTCGCACGGGATTTGATTGTACCCGTGGCGCAAATGGCTCTTAACCCTGCCGTAGTTGCTCACATAATAGCGGCCATCAAAACCCTCTATCGGTCGCCATTCCTCATTCTCTAAATTCTTAATCTCGGTGTAACGCATTATAAATCCTCGTTGTGGCGGGAAATAAAAACGGTTCCTCGCCGACCCGTTGCGTTACACCATAGAGGCAGCAGGGGCATTAACCTCCTGCACGGGGACGAGGAACCAATAACATAACGCCAAGTTGTGCTGTTGAAATTGTGCTGCGGCGCTGTATTGCCCTTCTTCTTTGCCTCAATGTTGTGTAACGCATTGCAAAGTTAATCATTTTTCCTTAAACAGCAAAACGAAAAGGGGGAAAAAATTCGTCTGTCATACAAGGCAGGCGATTTTCCTCTGTGGTACCATTGGGAATGTACTATTTTTGTGCTGTTGGTAGTAATTTTGTGCCTCATGAACAACCCTCTGATTTTTGCCCCTTTTCATCAATCCTTGTGCCTCAACCTCCAAGCGATGCGGTCTTTGATGACCTGCTCGATGTTCTTGCAGCCGAGTTGGCGCAAGGCCAGGGCTGTGTCGATGATGATGTCGGCGGCGAGTTCCTCCCGCTCGCTGAACTCATGCTCGTAGGTCGGGCAGGCGTCGGTGGCGTGCTGCGCGTCCACGAAATCTTGCGTCAGGTGCAGCGGCGGTCGGCTCCAGTGGCAAGCGTCCATACGGCGCCAGTCGCGGGAAATCCTTATCGACATGGCGCGAGGGGAAGTCTGCTCGTTGATTTCGTCCAGCCTCATCATCTCATCATGCAGCTCTTTGGTCAATTTGTTAAGCGTAATCATGAAATTGAACGGATTTAATGTTGCTAATGGGTTGATTTTTGCCTTTCGGCGGTCTAATGGTGGTCATAATAGTGATACTTATGGTGAATTACGTCTCCAGTACGTTGTGAATGGCCTCGATGAGGTGGCCGACCATCGGCAGGGGGATGCTTATGCGGTAGCGCCTGTTCCCCTTGTTATGCTCGGTGATCATCAAGTAATCGGGCTTGTCACCCTTGCCATCGTACAGGTCAACTGAATACTTCTTGCCCGGTGTGTTGACCCACACCTGCTTTCTGATTTCCAATGCGTCCATAGTGCTGTTGAGTTTTGTTGTTACTGACCGCTACTGCCGTAGCCGTTGTCTCCTCGGTCGCTGCCGGCCAACTCGTCCACCTCCACAAACGTCACATCGGGGTATCGCATGACGATGAGTTGGGCGAACCTGTCGCCCTGCCGGTATGGATGCATGAAGCCGTGCTGGCGGAACACACACTTCACCTCGCCGCGGTAGCCGCTGTCTATCACACCCACGCAGTTGGTGAGCGAGAGCGATGTCTTGCAGATAGACGAGCGAGGGAACACCAGCCCGACATGGCCGGGCGGAATTTCAAAGGCGATGTCCGTGTGGCAGATGACCTGCCCGTAGTCGTTGCACTCCACGCGAGAGGCGTAGAGGTCAAAGCCCGCATCCGTCGCATGGGCTTTCGTCGGGGGCGTGGCTGTCTCGGCCAGTTTTTTGATTTTAATCTCCATTGTTGAATACGTCTATAATTTTCGTTTCCTTGATAGCCTCAATCTCGTAGTCGGTGACCGCGCCTTTCATGTACTCCCTGGCATGCTCTTTCGCCTTGTCAATGGTCGCGTCACGGAACAGGACGTACAACGCCGAGCGTTTCTCTTTCGCCGTCACCTCGTCGACGAGGATTAGGTTGTACTTGACGAGGAAGAACAACTCGCCCTCGTTGAGCACGACTTCGTTATACTGCGCAATCTTTTCGTGCGTCACTTTGAACTCGCCGGTGATGTACGGCTGCATCTCCTGTGTGATGCGTGCCTCCGCCTCGGTGAACGAGAGCGCGTCCACGGCGTAGGTCTCGGTGACGGTCTTTTGGGTGCCGTCCTCCTGCACCTTGTCAATCTTGATTTTTACTTCAAAAAATGTCATATTCGTGAATAAATTAGTGTTTTCGTCAATTTATTGGCGTAATCGTAAATCCATTGTCGCTAACAGTCGCTCTATCGCGTCCACGTTGGCCGACCCGAGGAAGCGTATGCCCAGCAGGTCGGCGCGTGAACGCGAGCAGAGGTCTTTGAGGGTGGTTATCCCTTGCCCTTTGAGTATTCGCAACACATTGGGAGGGAAACCGAGTTCATTGAGTCTCGCACGCAGCACCTGTGCCATGTGCAGCTCATTCTGGTTCAGCAGTTCGTTGATGTTCATCGAGCTCTTTCAGTTTGTTGAGTGCTTCCTGCATTGCGTCGCGGTACTTCGGGTTCTCCTGCATGAACCAGGAAACAGCCGAGAAGATGATTTCTCGAAATGCTTGCTGCTCCATCATCATGGCGATGGCGGCGCACAAGTCAATTTTCCGTTTCTCGTCGTCCTCCTCGGGCAAGCCCATCATGAGCGCGCCGTGCTTGTCGGTGGTCTTTCCGATGAATATCAATGTCGGGCAGATTTTGCCGACCTTCTGCATAAGCAGGTTGAGTTCTTTCTGTAAGTCCATTCTTTTTTCGTATTCTTGGTTAAGTTCATCAAATAATCAGTTTATCAGTTTAATGCCGTAACGACGGTTATACAACTCTTTTGCCCATGTGGGGATGTCCCGATGGAACAACGCATCGCTATCGCCATCTATCGGTTTGTTATCGGCATTCTCCAACTCGCTGGCGTACTCTTTTAGAAGTTCCACAAAGTCAGCATCGGGCGTTCCTCCGCCATGTAAGTGGTATCGCAGTTGAATGTAACGAACGTCGGCGAGAAAGCCTTTGTGATGGGTCATCAACTCATTATTGCCATGCACATAGAGTACCGCCATAAGACGAGCACAGGTGTCAGTTGAAATTGCATCTATGCCTGCCGCAAGACACGTCATGTTCCAGTCATCCCTCATTTGGTCAACCATTTCCCGAGTAATGCCAGTTTCTCTTGTCATCGTGTAGTCCGTTTTACGAGGCCTCCCAACGGCTCCAGCCCCCAGCGGAGGCGCAACTTGTCGGCCCGGATTGATTTGTTACGTTTCTCGTTACCCTTTGCCCGGCAAGCGGCCTTGCGCTCTTCGGGCAGGTTGTCCCAGTTCTTGCGCAACTGTGCGGCGCGGGAAATGAGATAGAGATTGTCGAGGACGCAGTTCGTGGTGTCTCCGTCCTTGAACTGGATGTTCATGCCCTTCGGTATCGGGCCGTGGGCCTGCTCCCAAATGTAGCGGTGCTTCGGCATCATGCGTCGGCCGTCATGCGGCTTGATCCACCAGTAACGCCGACCTGTTTTGTCGGGCGACCGCAGCATCTCGAAGCCCGGCTGCCGGTAGGTTGGTGAGGTCTCCCTCTCCACGCCCGGCTGGAACCGAGTCCGTGACGAGTTGGCGATACCCTCGGCACTCATGAAATGTTCTATCTTACGCCCGGCATTGAACGGCTTGTGGCCGGGCTTGAACTGCCCGACCTCGTGCTGCCGTTCGGCGAACTCGGGTGACTTGTACACACCGAGGCTGCGAGCCTTCAAGCCTATTGCCCGTGCCGAGCGGTGCAGGAACACGGCGAGGTCGGCGTTGCTCCGCTCGGCATAGGCTTTCAGCAGGTAGTCAATCTCGGCTTTAGTCCATCGTCTCGTTCCCATCGCTGAAATACTTTTGCTTGATTGAGTTGATGATTGCGAGGTCGGTGGCATACATCTTCGGCCACAGGTAGAAACCCTCGACCTGTCGGCAGTAGTGCATCACCGAGGTATGGTCACGGAAGACCGAACGGCCAACCTCGGTGGTGCTCATGTTCAAGTGTCGGTTCAGCAGGTAGCAGGCTACCGCTCTTGCGGTGGCGAGCCGGGCCACGCGGCTGCGTGAGCGGAGGTCGTCGAGTGTCACGCCGTAGGCTTCGGCGACCTCCCTCATGATGTCAAGTGCTGTCGGTATCATCATAGCCCCTCCTTTCCGATTGACCCTTGCGCCGGCTCTTCCTCGCAGTCGAGGAGAACTTCGGTAACGTCTTTCCAGTCCATGCCATCCTCGACGACGAGTTGTTGATCGGTGATGTCGCGCAGTCGGTAGAGAATGGTAAAACAACCCTGGTCGTCGCATTCCTGTGCCCAGTCCTTGACGAGGTAAATCTCTGCGTCCTTCGGGTACTTCTTGAGTTCTTTGAGTGCTTCTTTTACTGTCATAGTTCGTCCTCCCAATGTTTTTTGACGTAATCTACTATGCTCGTTTGGCTCTCGGTGGTGTACCATCGCTTGTAGAGCCACACGATGCGGTGAATGGTCTCGTCGGCGGGGTGAGCGTCCGCCCACTCTGCGCCTTTGGTGAAGTGGTGCAAGGCACGGCACTCGCTCCCGTACTCGGCGAGCGCGCCGGCCTCAATGTGCTGTTGTCGGTTAGTCATTTCTTGCCTCCTTTCCTTAAAATTGTATCAAGCATTTGTTGTGCTTCTTTCTTTGTTATAGTCACACCATTGGCTGCAACACGTAGACGCTCTACTATGTCTCCTATATTGCCAATGATATATCCACTCCCACCGCAGTGCTTACACGGCTTGGTCGGGTGGATGCCCATTTCATAGGCCTCGCTACTAGAGTGGAGATAGTAGCGATTATTGGTGACTATTCCTCTTCCATTACATTTAGCACATTTCATTGCTCGCCTCCTTTCTCATTATCCCACAACTTTTTGAATTTATCTTCAAGTTTAGGGAAAATTTTACACATTTGTTCAATATACCTTTCCGATGGTTTTTCGCCATTCATCAGTTTGTTGAAATCGTCTTTCCACTCATCAGGAACACTGAATACATAAGTCCCATAAGTGTTATCGAAATCATCATCGTAGGTTTTCACGAAATTAGGGTGCTTATATAGTTCTTCTTCACCGAATCCACTATTTCTGTTGTTACCACCTACTCGTGTGTAAACCTCTATCATACCATCATTGATGAAACAGTCTCTAAATCTTGGGTACTCATTAGGATGTTTTCCCAACATTGGAAGAAAAATAAATGTTGCAAGATTGACTCCGTTAATCATATTGTATAAACTCATATCTCCTCACCTCCTTTCTTTTCTTTCCAATTCTTTCCAGTTCTTTCCAGACTGGAAAGTTTTTCGGGCGGTTGCGGCAGCGGCATCCAGTGGGTGACTGCTCCAAGCGTAATCTCTGCTTTTTTGGTTATACCTAAATAGGCATCGCTTCTAACGTGAAAATCAGTCACATCACACAACTGCATTGCACTTATGAATTCACAAGCAGTGAAATGTATGTTGCCGTATGCATCTTGCATTACTATCACAATATCTCCATTTTCGGGCAGCGCATCCTCCACGCTTATCCAGTTTGGATGTTCATTACACCAACGTAATGCAAACGCAAGTGCCTGAATGATTTCAGTGCTACACTTACCCATGTATTTGCACCATGCTTCATTTAATTCTTCTTGTCGTGTCATAGTTCAAATCATATACGTTAAACAATATTTCAACACAGCCTCAACTGCTTGCTCGTAGGTTTCGAATCGTCCAGCCCTTAAACCAGCAGTTTCTGAATGGACTTCGTAAAGATAAATTCTGCCTTCTTTGAATTTTAAAAAGGGCATTATCACAATATCAATACCTTTCTCCCTCAGCCACTTCATCGCCATTTGATGAGTGGGGCAAGAGAATATGTCACCATGGATATACTCTGGTTTGTGCCTGCTATTTTTATATGATGAGTTATGTTCCGTTGTTTCGTCATGATAAAAATAATCTCTCGCTTTTTTATTTGCAAGGTTTTTACAATCAATAGACACTGGCAAATGTTGATACCAAACAAAGGTTGTTGGCTCATCAAACCCCTTTTCTTTAAGGAGTTTGGCTACTTCGTAGGAAACATAATCTTCAGTTGTCATAGTCCGAAATCTTCTTTGAATTTGTCTACGAATTTATCAACTTCAACATCTTCAATCCAACCCTGACATGCTTGGTCGTCTATCCACTCAATCACCTTGTCGGGGTCAAGCATGTGGCCTTGCTTTTCAAGCCAAGCAAGCATGTCTTGTGCGGTGATGTCAGGGAATTGGTAGTTGTGTCCGTGGTCAATGCAGCAACTTATGATTGCCTTTCTAATCACCTCATCCTTGCTCTCCTGTAATTCGGGAAATATATGCTCTACCATTTGCCCTACAGTATCGAATGGATTTTGCACTCTTAGTTTCGCTGCTCTCTCTAGAGCCTGCTTATATTTTTCCTCGTAGTTCATAATTCAGTCGTACTTGTATATACCAATATAACCATGCGAGTTGAAGAAAATAGATCCTCCCTTTGGAAGCTCTTACCCAACTTAAATTTAATGATGGGAGAAATACAAAACATTCAAATATTTCGCCTGCTGTTATTTTCATAATCACAAAACTTTTTGTTCGTGTTCAATACCATTTCTACACAAGCATCAACTAGTTCTCTTGCATAAGTTACTTGAACTCTGCAATCCAATTCCCACTGATTATCAAGATATTTAATATCAATATAAAAATTGGCTGAAAGATAATCAAGCAGCGCAGCAAGCGACCAGCAAGGAACATAATAGCGATTGTTGTGCTTGCTATAAGGAGTTAATTGTGGCTTATCGTCTTTGTAGTAGTAACACATATCCGCACTTTCAAGCGGCAGAATTCCTGCCAGCTTGCTGCTTTGTTCTAGGTCAGTGTATGCTTTCATTCTTCTGGGTAGTATTCATCAGGCACACCGGGCAGCGGTTGCCAATGCGTCGCGCTGACCTTGATAGCCGTGTTGCGGTAAATGTAAAACTCTCCGTCACCCTCGTAGGACGCGATGCAGATGCAAGCATCCTCATCACACACGAGGTACTCGTTGCCGACTTTCGCCGGCAGTTGGTCACTCACCTTCACCCAACGTGGGGTGCGGTCGGCAAACTCGGCTCCACGCAGGAACGTCTTAGCCTCATCATACGGCATGTTCCGCTTGGCTGCATACTCGTTGACTTGCAGTTGTCTCACTTCCATCGGCGTCATAGTCCACGCATTTTAGAGGGTTGAACAAACTTGATGAAGATTGAGCCGCCTCCGCCGTAGCACGTCACCTTGTAGGCGAAGTTGAAGATTGCGGTGCAGTCGGCATGGTCGGCGACCACGTCAATGGTGGGTGGCACATTGTTGTCGAAGCAGATGATGTCGCCCTCGGTGATAAGGTGCGTGGCTTGCAGCACACCGTGACGGGCGGTCATGCCGACAACAGCGAAAATCCGTGAAATCGTGGAGTCCTCATACATCTCGTCGGTGGGGACGATTAACACCTTGTCCCACTCGATGAGTGATTTGGATTGGTCTGCCCTTGGCAGGGCAAGCAGTTGTTCTCTTGTCATAAAGATTTGAATTAAAATGTTTGACTTATTTGCTTAATTGCACTGTAAAGTTAGTCATTTTCAGCGAGATAGAAAAATATTTTTAACTCTATTTTTTGCTGAAAACTCTATTTAACTTTTGCCTCGCAGGTGCCAGCTTTTGCAGGTCACGGCGAGATTTGAACTCATAGTATCAATCCCATCAAAGCAGGGATATAGCCAGCAGTTGCGGCACACACGGGCGCGGTCGTAGCGTTCTCTGCGGACGTGGGCTTTTGAGGCATACTGCCTCACGGTTTCAACCTTTGTGCCGCACTCCTCGGCTATCTTCTCAACAGGGTGCCCCTCGGCATACATCTTGAGGATTTTTTGGCGGTCAAGTCGGTGCCTCGGCGGAATTCCATCTGCACGGCGGCGCAGCATTTGAGCCTCTTTGAGTTCCTCACGATGTTCTGCCCTGTATCTGGCGCGTTGGGCGAGTTTCTTCTCTCGCCCCTCTTTCGTAGCATACATCTTGCGGTGATACTCTCGGGCACGGGCGCGGTCGCAGCACTTACACCACTTCGAGTGGCTGCCGTCCTTGCGGTGGTAGAACTCGGTGATGAGTTTGACCTCGCCACAGTGCTGGCACTGGTAGGTCATTACACCGGACATGGCGGATACCAGGGTTTAAGTTCGTCCTCCTTGTGCCATTGCTCTCCGATTTTGTACAACGGCAGCTTGTTGATGTTCTCGCCGACACGCTCAATCGTCACTTCCTTGCCGGCAAGCAACACACGTTCTCCAGCCTGATACTTGTGGTTAGACATCCCCTCCTCCTTTCTTGAACAGTCTCGTGAAAGCACTATAGAAACCGATGGCTATCCATGCGGCGAATGAAAAAAACACAAAAATCATCACTTTGATGGGCGACACAAAACGTTCCGGTTCGGTAAGTTTCAATGATTTGATGTAGTGTGTGGCCAGCAGGGAGTTAAGTATAAACCCGATGCCATAGATGATGCAAATAATCTCAAGCGTTGTCATTTTCTTTGGTTTTTAGTGGTTTTACTTCTTTCTTTCGGATGATGAAAGACTTGATCCAGGAAAAGACGACATAGATGGTTGCGTATATCCATGTCGCGAACGAGGCGAGGACGAAGAACAGCAGCACCGCAAGGCGCACCTTCTTCAGTTGCCTCTCCTCCATGAGGTCGTCCCAAATGGACGCGGCCATGAAGGAGTTGATGATAACTCCCACGGCATAGATGATGAGGAATGTTGTCGTAGTCATATCAGTTTCGTGATTATCCAGTAGATGAAATAAATCAGTCCGGTCATGATGCCGGCAATCAGCAGAATAGCCAGGCAGCAGGCATGAGGCGCGTACTTACGAATGAAGTCCTGCTCTTGCGGTGTCTCGTCGTTGGTGTCAATTTGCTTTTCCATCGCTGTCAGGTTTGACGGTTCGCAGTTCGTGAATGGTTGCGTCGGCAAGTTGGCGTGCCTTGCGGGCCATCGCCGACACCGATGCGTTGAGTTTGCCGAGCACCACGCTGCGGCGTTCCTGGGCGACGAGGTAGCGGGTCAACTCCCAGCGGCGTTGCTCCCACTTCTCCTCCTCGATTTCCTCTTTTGTCTTGATTGGCCAAATCTCCAACCCGTCCACTGCGCTGTCGTCCACATGCAGCGGCTCTCTCGCAATCTCTTTCACACGCTCCACTGTTTCTGGACGCGGCTCGGTTTTCTTTTTCTTCCAAATCATAGTTGTGCTGTTAGATGTTATACTTGATATAGCGTTGCTGCTTTAAGGCCTCAATGACTTCCTGTATGGAATCAACGCGGCCCTGAAGTGAGTTGATTGTCTCGGTTATCTCGCGCTCGTTGGTGGCCACGAAATAGCCCTTGTTGTTTGAGGCGAGGCAGGGGATGATGGCGTTGGTTCTGATGTGGTTCACAATGAGCCTGATCTGTCGCCGGTCGCATACATGACCCTGCTTCCTCACCGCTGCGGCCAGCGCATCGCCGGGCACCACTCTGGTGCCTGACGACTGAAGGAAACCGACAACGAGAGGGAGCAGAACGCCCCTCTCGTAATCATTCAGTCTGTCGCTTGCCATCAGAAGTCCATCTTTGTGCCGTCGGTGTTGTAGCCGAGGGCTGTCAGTTGCTCTTCAATCTTGGACTGCTTTTTGGCGAGCTTGACGGCCATGTCGTTCACCACCTCATCGGTTGCCTCTTTCGCCCACTCGTCGAGCAGCATTCGTTGACACTCTTGCAGGTCGGCGTCGTACTCAACTCCCGAACTGCTCAACTCCTCACGAAGGAAATCACGGCAGATTTGGTGTGCCTGCTCGGGGTGGCTCTTGGCGTAGTTGAACACCTTGGGCTCGCTGCCGTAGGTGACATTTACATCAAGGGCACTGCGGAACTGGTACGAGCATTTGCGCAGTATCAGCGTCATCAGCACCAGGCTCTCGGTTTGCGTCAGCGGCGCGGTTGGCAACTCGGCAGGTTCAATGTCGTTGAGAACACGTTGCAGTTTGCTCGCCGTGTTAGTGATGTTCTTGCGCTCGTTCTCCTTGTACTCGTTGACGAGGTTCATCGCTTGCACCTCATCGCCGGCATCCTCGGTATTGCTATTCTTGAACTCAAAATACTTGGTGCGTATCTCTGTGCCTCGGTAGCCGGCCTTTACACATAGGCAGCGATAGACCTCGTTGTTGGCAAGTTTCTCTCGCAGTCGCTCATCGTCCTCTCGGTAGTGCGAGAACCGCTCGAAGTAGTCTTCGTGTTTGGCTATCTTGATGCCCTTGCCACGGATGTACTCCAGTAGCGGCTCGTAGTCGGTGCAGCGTTCAACATAGTAACCGCCATCGGCAATGAGCAACGTCTTGCCGGCCTCAAGGCTGCCGCCCTCCTTGATGAGTGATGCGGCATTTTCATCGACAAGGTGCTGCAACCATGATAAACGCTTGGCGTCCCATTTGGCGCGACTGGTGCAGGTGGCATCGTGAGGCTTCATTTCGTAGAACAGACACCCAACGTTGGCGTCGTTGAATGGACATTTCTCGCAAGTGCTACCGCATGAGCCGGAGAAGTCGCGCTCCCAAATGGCGTTCTCAATGCGCATGAACAGGTCATTGGTGAAGTCGATGGCATCCTGTTTGTTGATTGGGTCGTTCACCAAATCATCTTGAGCATCCTCAGTGTAGTTGTCAAAGAACTGCTGTTGCTCGTCCTCGGTGAGCTTGCAGATGTACATCGCCGCCCCGATGGTCATCCACTCTTTGGTGACCCATTGCTTGAGGGCAGGCAGCAGGTTGTCGAGTTTGATGCGTTCCTGGATAAACCGCTTGGACTTGCCGAAGCGCAAGGCGATTTCCTCAATGCTCTTTCCTGTTTTGACGAGCTGCCCGAAAGCGAAAGCCTCTTCAATCGGGTCAACGTCCTGTCTTTGCAGGTTCTCGGTGATCATCGCGTCGAGGGCTTCTTCATCGGTCATGTCCCTCACGATGCAGGGTATTTCAGCAGGGTAGTGCGGGTCGAGTCGGCGGTTCTCTTGCCAGGCCCTGTAACGGCGCTCTCCCATGACGATTTCATACATGCCGTCTTTGGGTCGCACGGTGATTGGTTGGAGTAGCCCGTGCTGCTTGATGCTCGCAGCGAGTTCGGCGATGGCATCCTCGTCAAAGGTTTTGCGAGGGTTCGTCGGGCTGGGCTTGATTTCCCATATCGGGAATTTCTTTACTTCTGCCATAGTAGGTGAATTTGAAGTTTGACTTGTGGTTGCTTCTGCGCCCACCCGCTTGACCAGCGGTTGTGGTTCGTCAAGTTGGTCGCACATGGCGACGCGCTTGCCTGCACGGACAAGTTTCGGCAGGTAGTTGTCAAGCGAATGGTGAGGGAAACCGGCCATCTTGGTGTTTCCCTTTTTCGTGAGAGTAATGCCAAGCTCTTTGGCGACGATTTCCGCATCTTCCTCATAGGACTCATAGAAGTCACCCACTCGGAAGAGCAGAACCGTGTCGGGATGCCTGGCTTTCATCTCATCGAACTGCTTTTTAATTTTTTCGTCCATAATTAGTGAATTAAATGTTTGACTTGTAGCGTTTTGCATTGCAAAGTTAAGCATCGTTGGGCGTTAGGCGGTTCTGATTTTCGCCGTTTTTTCGTCCGACCAACTCTATTTAACTTTTTGTGGTGTAAGCACTTGGCTGTTTAACGTAGGCTGTCACCCTCAAACTCGATGAAATTGAACATCTCCTTGCAGCGGTCGGCCACATAGTCGCCGTAGCGCGGCTCGATGTCTTCGAGCCTCATGTTCGTGGTGATGTGGGTGACGCTCGTGCGGCGGTGGTCGTAGCGCAGTTGCAGCACGAACTGCAACACGTTCATCTTGGTGCCGTAGTTGCTGGCCGGGTTCGGCTCTCGCCCGAACTCGTCGATTACCAGGTTGACGTCGCGGTCGGTGTACTGGATCAGCGCAGGCTGCCCCTCGGCGGCATAGATGTTGGCGAGTTCGCTGGCGGTCTTCCACCATGCTTTGAGCCGGTAGTCGCCTCTCATGTGCTCGTGTCGCGCGGCAACGCTGTTCATGTACTGTCTCATGGCGAGCAATGTCATTGACTTTCCACGCCCGAGTGGGCCATAGAGGAAGAACCCTTTATCGTAGTCCAGGCCGAGCACGTTGATGTTGTCTCGTCTCCAAATCCACGCGAAAATGGAGTTGAGTACCCGTCTGTCGGCTTTGGCGATGTCGAACTTCGGCTCAACTTTGAGCAGGCACGAGCGGAAGATTTGTGACTCGATGTTGAAGTCAACCGCCGGCCTTGATGACTTTGAACCCTGTGACGGTGTTTGTGGAATTGCTCCCAGCACTTGGTTGATTGTTTGGTTGTCCATTGTAGTTATTTGTTCGATTATCGTAATTTCCCTCAAGCACTTTCTGGAAGTTTGAGGGACGGAACAGCCAGGTGAAGTCGGCAATCCAACCGCTCCGGCTCTTTCCGTTAAGAAAATCGCTTTGGCTCGCTTTCGTGATCATCTCATACACTGCGTCAATACCATGCTCACGGATGCGGGCGCGGACGAACTCCCTGCGCTTGCCATCGCAAGACTTGCACCGAGGAATGATTGCGCCGGCCTCCTCCATTGTCCGATTAAAGAAGTTCATTAACCCGACAAAATCCACACTTTCTTGAGAGGACATTTCGGGGTCGGGTGCGCCAGCACCTGACGAAGATGCGTTAGCATCTATATTATTCTTTTCTTTCTTATCTTTCTTTAATTCTTGTTCGGGTTCAATAAGCAGTTCAGTTTGCAGTTCACTTTGGGGTTCAATAAGCAGTTCAGTTTTTGAACTACTTTCTATACTACTTTCTGAACTTCCATTGTCTTGGTACTTATCAAAATTTATGATTTTTGTGCGAATGCCGCGCCAGCATTTTGAGCGTTTGATTTCTTTGGTTTCCTCTAATATTTTGAGTGCTGCCACTACAGTCGCTCTGGCGAAACCAGTGTAAGCGCAAATGGTCTCAATCGACACAATAGTTTCACCTCGGTTAACCTTGATACCATGAAACCACGCGGGCTTTGTGTTGGCGCAGAACAACAACTCCTCAAAGACCAGTCGTACAGATGGCCGTTGGTAGTGTTGCCATTCACGCATCTTTCGGTGAAGTTTTATCCAGCCATCTTCCATAATCGTCAAGTCTCTAAAATGCGGATGCCCCAGACGTGCAGCATCAACTTGCGGCGCAGCACATAGTCGGCCTCCTTGCGGGTCACTTCACTCTTCACGTCCTCAACGACCTCGTTGCCGTCCTTGTCGCGGTAAACGAAGTCGGCGGTATAGACGGCGTTCTGCTCGATGCACACGTCCTTATACACTGGCTCGGTGTGCTCCTTGCTGAATATCGTCTTCAGCGGCAGGCCGTTCTTCCGGCAGTAGGCCTCGGCCTCTTTCCGGGTGCTGCACACAAATTGGTTATCAAAGCCGTCCCAATGGACAGGAACAAACCAGTTCTTAATCACCTTGTCCTTGATGTGAACCGTCTCGTACTTGGCAGGTATCAACTCAAACTCCACCTGACGGCGAAGCTCACTAATCTCACCGGTACGTTGCATGATCTGCAACTCCAACCAGCGGTCGTACTCTTTCTTGGAGTCGTATTTCTCGACAGTCGCAAAGTCAATCCCGTGCTCATCGCAGTAGAACTTCGCATCGTGCTCGGTGCGGAAGCGGTGAGTCGTGCTGGGAATGACGTACAACTTTTGGTTTCCGAACTTAAATCGTTTCCAACTCATTTGGTCATCATTATGTTGGTTAATTGTTTTCCGTTACTCGTAATAATCCAGCCGCCACGCTCGTCGTGGTCCAGCCACAAGTCCTCGACCTTGCCGAACTTGGTGACCGACCCGCAGAGGTCAACCACCCAGCCGTTCTTGCCGGGGTAGGGCCTAATCGCTCTGCCCACCATCTGGTAGTAGAGGGCGAACGACATAGTAGGTCTCGCCAGCACAATCGTGTCAAGCGCAGGATGGTCAAAGCCGGTGGTCAGCACACCCACGTTGGCGACTACTTCGGTTTCTCCGCTCTTGAACCGCTCCAGTATGGCCTCTCGCTCTTTCTTGGGCGTGGCACCGCTCACCACCTCGCAGGAGCCCATCAAGTCATCAGCGAGGCGTTCTGCGTCCTCGACGAAGCGCACGAACACGAGGATGCCGTGACGCACGCTGCCGTCCTTCGGGCGCATGACACGCTTGACGATGTTGAGGGTGTACTCATAGAAGCCCACACGCTGAAATTCTTTGAAAAGCGATAAATTATCGTAGTCCGCACCCGTGGAATTGAGTTTCACGTTGTCCAGTTCCAGCGCGTTCATGTCAAAATACCTCAATTTGGCCAGATATCCGGCCTCTAGCAGTGTCTTTACCTGACAATGATAAAGTACTTGGTCGAACACTCTCGGGCGTGTCCTCGTCAAAAATTTGAGGATTGAGCCGTACTTCTTCCATTTGGAGTTGATTGTCTTGGGGTCTATCGTCTGCCCGAGGCGGTATGGTGTAGCGGTAAGCCCTATCACCTGACGGCCATCGACACGTTCGATGAACTCCTTGTACTGGCCCTCACGAGGATTGACCAGGTGACACTCGTCAATGAGGATTTTATGGAACACGTTGAAATCGTCCAAGTGGCCCATCACGCTGCCAATGGTGGCGAATGTGATGCGGTTAATCTCCTTTCGGTTGAGGCTCGCAGAGTAGATCGAGCAGTCCCACACACCATAACTCACGAGCTTCGCGAAATTCTGTTGCAGGATTTCGCGGCTTGGTTGAAGCACAATCAACGGCTCTTCTATTCTTGAAGCAATATCAGCTATAACCAAACTCTTTCCTGCACCGGTTGGAAGTATTAACAATCCATTATGCTTGGAGTTTTTCGTGTTTTGAAAGAAACTCACAGCAGCATCAGACGCTGAACGTTGATAATCTCTCAATTCATATTTCATAAATACTTCCATTTATATCCATAAGCTCGCTCAATTCTACCAACACAACAATTACTTATATTTCCGTTTAAGTATCCTAACTGGCGTTGCACTTCCATCGTTGATGGGAAGACGGCAACAATATTGCCTTGTAGGTCTATTTGGGCGACTCTTTTGGATTTAACCTTACAGTTTCGACCGGAAGCAGATATTCTCTTTTTTATGGTTCCATAGTTGTGATTGTATTGCCCTGTACACCATTCCAAATTTTCTGCACGATTATCGGTCTTTATCTCGTTTTTGTGGTTAACGTGAGGATAATTGTTTGGGTTAGGCACGAACGCTTCTGCAACAAGACGATTTACACGGAAATTCTTGTGTTTGCCGCCTCTTGACAAGACAACATGGTAGTATCCATAGGAACTCAATCCCTTATAAAGGACTTGCCCTTTTCTCTTAATCAGTCTTCCGCAGTTCTCAACAATTCTGTCTAATGAACGAACATTCCCTTGATTGCTTACTTGGTAGTAGCCCTCAAAGCCTTTGATATCTTTCCAAATTTCCATATTGCATAAGTGAAAACCACCGCCGCCAGCGAGAACGGCGGTGGAGATATGAACGTCGAAGTTACTATATAATCACTCGGCTTCGGCTCGCTCCTCGGCCTTTCTTATGGCTATCACTTTGCGAACTTCCTCATGCAGTGCGGCGTACTTCTTGGCGATGCCGATACGCGCCTGGCGGAACTCACGTTGCTTGGTCTCTAACTCGGTGTAACGCTCCTTGCGCCCGGCGTTGTACTTGACCTTGAGGTCGTGCAGGGTGGCGTGGAAGTTCTCGTTGAGCGTGTGGCGCTGGCTGCGCAGCTCGGCTCGCTTGTCCATCGCCTCCTCAATCTGTTTGCGCAGGTCTTCCACCTCATCGGGTTTCTCGCAGAACTTGCGCTTGTCCATCAGTGTGCCGATGAGCATACCGAACTTATTGTAGGCGTCTTCCAACGGTTGGGTGTTGAGCTGGTATTCATCGAGAAGTTTGTTGCGCTGCAACTCGTAGTCACTTTCGGCGGCTTCACTCTCGTTGTGGAACTTGGCTTGCAGGGCCAAATACTCGGTTCGCAATGCCTCTTGCTCGGTGAGGCGATCCGTGTCGAGCAGCGTGTTCTGTTTGCGCAACTCGGCAAGGGTCATACCCATTAAGTCTTTTTCTTGCATGGTGCTGTTGGTTTGGTGAATAAAATATTTGACTTGTAGCCTTGCGGCAGTGGACAGACGCGGAGTTGAACCGCTGCTCATGGACCGGTCGGTTTATAGCATTTTTAGTGACCTTGCCACGTTGCCCGTCGCGTGGCTCTTTCCTGTCCGTATGCCCCTGGAGCGTGCAGGGGCAACAACAATTCACTTAAAAGACGTGCAAAGAAACTTCAGCCAGTATCTACCACGGTGACCAGTGTGGACGTACCCCGCTCGACTTGGCTCAAGCCATGAAAACACAATTTACACTTTCATCTTGACTATGAGTAGAGTGCTTAATCGCTTCGATTACCTATTTTCCAAAGGTGACCATAAGCGTTCTTACGCTTCCCAGCAAGGTGCATATAGATATTTACATACGTTTTCATACCAAGAAACTCTGCAGCCTCTCGAGCTCCAAAGAAAGAACGTATGTAATTACCCTGCAAGTCGTACATGAGCAGCAATCTGCTTTGTTTATTATCCTTTCCGAATTTACCAGCAGTCCAATTTCGGATGCGGCCGACTTTACGAGAATAGACAGTGTTTTGCTGAGCAGTACACCATTCAAGATTACTTACTTTATTATTCGACCTGTCAAAATCCTTATGGTTAATATAAGGTAAATTATCATCATTGGGTATGAAGGCTTTCGCAACCAAACGATGTAATTTAATATTTGGGTAATCTTTCCCTTTATATCGGAAATGAACGATTAGATAGCCGTCTTTGTCTTTGTGTGGTTGCATAATTGCACCTTTAAACAATCGCTTACGACGGCCTTCTTTATCAACAACTAACCGATCGAGGCTTCTAACACGGCCCATATCACTTACTTCGTAGTAGCCATCAAATCCAGGTGCTACCACCCATTTTTCAACAACCTGTTTCATTAGTCATATTCCATTTGAAAATCCTTAAACATTTCATCTTCAGGCAGAGGGACACGAACACCGCACTCGGCAAGCATGTAGGCCTGAATCTTGTTCATGTACTCTGTCATCTGTTTCTTGTTGAGTTTGGAAGTCTCAACACTCTCGTGGTACGGTTCTCCGCTTGGAGTGAACTTCCCTTCACCAAATCGGTAAGCAAAGAACTTTTTTACCGTGTCTGCAGTCCAGTTCTCATCGCCTGTGTACTCGTAGAGTGCTTTAGCAATATATCTGCACCACACATGAAACAGTGCATTTTGGTTGACGGTGCGAGGCTGCTTCTTCTCCCACTGGGCTCTCGGCTCGATGGTGGCCACATAGTCCCCGTTCGGCAGGAACCCGCACACAGCATCGAGTGTGCGCTGGTCGGTGACGTGGCCGTTCTCTTTATGCAGGTGGACTATCATACTCCCAGCATTTTGGAGTAGTATGCGAAATTCCGCTGCTCAACCATCGCGTCCTCGGGATACCACACGGCACGTTTCTTGAACTCCTCCCAGCACTTGGGGCAGTACCACTTGTTCAGCACCGCAATGTAGTAGCCGTGCTCGGGTCGCTCACTGCAATAGTCGCAGATGCCGAGCGACCCGACGGCTTCAAACATTTCCTTTGCTGAGGCTTTGATGACCTTGAACTGGTCAAACTCAACAACCTTTGCCATATCAGAAGTCCGGCATATTATCGCTGCCGTTCCAGTTGTTCGGGTTCTGCTGATAACGCTGCTGGTTGGCGAAGGGTACGTTGGGGTTGCTCTCCGCTGGCTTGCCGCCGAGCATCTCCATCTGGTCGAGGTAAATCTCGGTGACGGTGCGCTCGGTGTTGTCGCGGGCGGTGTACTTGCGAGTGCGAAGCTTGCCCTCGATGTAGAGTTTCGTGCCGGCGGTGACATATCGCTCAATGACTTGGACGACACTTCCGCTAGCTATAATGTTGTGCCACTCAGTACGCTCTGGAACTTGCGTGCCATCACGCTTGGTGTAACCTTTGTCGGTTGTTGCGAGGCTGAAGGTTGCAAACTTGGCTCCTCCTGCTCCATCTCTGATTTCGGGCGCTTTGCCCACGTTGCCAAGTAGCGTTACGCGATTTACTGACATAATCTTACTTTTTTGGTAGAGTTATTAGAATTGATGATTTGGTTTCCGACTCCTTGATGTACTCTTGGTACATGTCGGGGTGGTCGGCTTGGAATTTCTTGCTGTCGAATGTCTTTCGTGTGCCGGCGGCTTTGACCGTGGCCTTGAACACACCGGTGTCCCATGACTTGACCCCTGCCGCCTCCATAGCTGCTTTGAGTTTCTCTTTGAGTGCGGTGCAGCGTGCCTCGGCCTCGTCAGCCTGACGCTTGATGTCGGCAATGAGGTTGGTCACGGCAAGCAGCTGCTCGGCGTCGGCTTGCGGTATCAGCCACTGGCTTGCGTGCATGTCACTTGACGATATTACTCGCATGGTGGGCCTCACTTCCTCGACCTTTGCGGTAGCGACTTGCATTTCGGGGTTGTAGTAGGTGAAGCCTCCCCATTCTTGCTTGATGATTTCGGTGGAGAGCAGTTTCTGCACCAACTCATCGGGTTTGCGCTCAATGCGCCACAGCTCGCCAGCACCTTTTCGCATCCAGTTGCCGATAAGCCCCTTGACCTTCCAACTGGTCTGCCATTCAAACATGAAGGCGTAACAACTCAGTTGCCAGGAAAGGTACTCTTTCAACCCCTCTGCACCACCGGGATAGTAGTCGAGGTTGTTGGTCTTGTGGTCAACAAGGTAGATGCCACCTTCCTTATCGCCCCAAATGCAGTCAATCTGCGAGGCGAAATTGCCGTAGCTCACGGTGAACTCGCTCGCAATGGTCTTGCAGGCACGAGGCTTCGCTTTGCGGTAGTAGGCGAGTTCGGCGCTCACATCCTGTGCGGGCAGGATGCCGGCGGTGGGATGCTCCTTCTCGGGGAACTGGGTCAACTCAATGCCCAACTCGTCCCATGCCTGGATCGCCTTGTGGACACAGGTGCCGTAGTAACCCGCTTTGGGTATCTGCACCTTCTTGACGAAATCACTTGCGTCGGGATAGACACCGAGCAGCAGCACTGCGTGGATTAACCCTGTGATGCCCGAAAGTTCGGCATCGCCACGGAGGTAGCGGTGAGTCTCCTCGTTGAACACTACCTCCGACTGCGTTAAGTCAGCTCTTGTAATCATCTGCGTAGATTATTGAGGTTTGGGGTAAACTTTGCCCATCTCGATGAGGGCGTTCATAAACACGGAACCCTGCTCGGTGGGAACGACCTTGCTCCATTTTCTCCAGCACGCCTCCAGTTCCTCACGGCTCTTGACGGCCTTGATTTCAGCGACTGCCTGGGCAATCTTCTGTTCGAGCTCGTTCTTGGCTTGCTTGGCCTCCTCCTCGGGAAGGTCTTCGCCGGCGTATATGTACAAGCCTAGACCGTGTCGCGCACACGCTTTGGTGAGGCTGCGCTGGATGGCCTTGTTCACATCGAAACTGGTCAACTTCTCCAACAGGATTGAGTTGTTGCGGTTGTCCATGACGGGCAGGTACTCGATGTGCTCGATGCCGTCAATGGTGACACCTGTCTTCACCCATGCGGTTCTGCCATCGGTGTGGTAGAACAGGCCGTCCTTGTTCTCGTAGATGGTGTAGAACGCCTCGGGGTAGGCCTTCTTGACCTCAGCCCAGGCCCATGCCCAGGACAGGTAACTCAGTTTGACACGCCCGGTGTCCTTGACTTCAACGTGGTCTTGCACGTTGATTTGGTTGAGTGTCTCGAAGACACTCTTCTTTACTTTGGTTTCTGCCATAGTAGATGAAATTAAAAATGTTTGACTTATAGTTATTTGTAATTCTTAATTACACTGTAAAGGTAGCGTTTTTTGACAATAG